GATTTATCCGATGAAATACAATCCACGTAATCTAAAACTAATAAATCAATTTTGGTTCCGTCTGAATTCATTTTTCTGATTTTGTTTTTAATTTCAGAAACGGTTACATTATCACTAGCCAATTTTAGTAATTTAATACTACCCTTTGAACGTTGTTGAGCTTCCTCAATTTTAATCTTAACTTCCTCAACATTATCGGGTTGTGAATCAGGTGCAATACCTGTCCAAATCGTATAGTGTTTTCTTTTAATATTACCTGGATTATCCTCAAAAAATATTTGTACGACATTATAACCTAAGTTATATGCAGTATTTGCAAACTTTGTAAGTAAGGTAGTTTTACCAGTACCTGTAGGAGCTAATACAATACCCAATTCTCCGATTCCTAGTCCACCTTTAAGTAAGTTGTCGATTCCAACAATACCTGTCGGTAATGGGTGTCTAAAGTCCTTCTCTAACGCTTCGTCAATACCATGAAAAACATCGGTCGCGTCATCGTTTGAAATTCCAACTTGAAGTGCCTTTTGAATAATTTGTTCAATCTTATTGTAAGATTCGAAATCCCCATTATCAATAATACTTTGTACTCCTTTTAATTCTTTTTTTAAGTTTTGTTGTTTACAAAAGTTAAGTGCCGTGTCTTTAACGTAATCAACTTGTTGTTCGTTGTTTTTAATTGCATCTAACGTATCTGCGTGTGATTTAGATGAGGTGTTATTACCACCTTCAGCCATAATTTTCTGTGCAATTGTGTTGTAATCGGGTATTTTATTATAATTTTTATATAACTCCTTCATGTTTTCCATGATGAATTTAAATGAGTTATTATCAAAAAACTTACTATCTAATACGTCAATAATTGTTTCTCCATATTTTTTATCTTCAATAATCGCCTTCAATAAAGATTGTTGAAACGAAAATCCTAAATGCCCAAAATTTCTCTCTTCCATGTGTTTATTTTATAATGTGTGTTTAAATTACAATTGATAATTCAAGTATGTGGTTTCCAATTCTTCTGAAGACAGGATGTCAGTTAAGTCTGACAAGATACGCTTCAAATTTGGACGGATATCGACAGTATACCTAACCTTTGGATGATAGTAATATGCTGGGAATATTCTTTGAATAAATACATCTTCATTCAATTTAATTTCCAATAAAAAGTGTTCTCTATCCTTCTCGGGAGCGTCTTCCACATAGTCCGAAGATAGGAAATAATTTTGATTTTCGCACAAATAATCAGAACTTTTTATTTTTAAATCTTCAGAAATATCCTCACAAATATTTCTTAGATAATAATGAAGGTCCATAGATCGTCTCGAATTTTCCACATGATCCTTTACATTAAAGAATCTTTGACAAATAATGTTTCCCTCTAATGTTAATAGGAATTCAAATTTTGTAATGTCCGGTTGTTGTTGGTAGTTACTCATAACTTTTGATTTTAATTATTTTTTTTTTATTTTTTTCTTTTGTTGTTAATCGAAGGAATGGGTTTAAGAATTTAACAAATCCATCATCTGATTTTGGTAATAGATTAAAAATTCCATCGTCCCTCATCATTCTCATGGCGTTTTTGTAAGACCTACCTTCTTGATCTAAGTTTTCATTTATTAGTAAATCTATGTTTTCTTTAGCCTCGTCGGTTAAAAAAGGTTCTTCCAAACTTACGATACGATTGTTTATATCAAAAAACTCCTCACCTAATACACCATGTTTGGTAACACCTGTTAGTAAATTCGCAATAAGTTTGTTGTGTTTGTCTTGTTGAAAGATTTCCTCACATTTGTTCTTAACTTGTTCAACAGAAATCTGTTCTGTTTTTAGTTCAGGGAAAACCGATAAAAATCGTTTTACACCCATCCCTCTTATGCCAGCAATGTTGTCTGAGGAGTCACCACACATCATCTTAACCAATTTAACATTTTCAATTAAGATTTCCTCGTGGTTATAAACAATTGTATCGTTTTGTTTGTAAAGTTTTCCGTGTGACGGATTGTAGATTTGTGTATTTTTTGAAACCAATTGTGTTAGGTCTCCGTCTGAAGAATAAACTATTTTATTTTCTTTGGGTGAATTCTGAGTATAGTATGCAATGTTGTCATCAGTCTCACAATACTCATATTCTCCCTGTCTTACGAATAACTCTTCAAGATATTGTTTTACTCTATCTCTTTGGTAACCGTAAGAGTTAACTTCTTCTTCAGAACGAAGTCGTGATCTTCTGTTTTCTTTGTAAGGTGCGTAAATTTTCTTACGAGTTTGGGACCCTTCTAATCCATCCCAAAATACAACTATCTTGTCTAAATTGTACGTCTCAAATGTTCTTCTAAGAGTATTAAGAAAATGATACATTCCCCCAATGTGTTCTCCATTATGAAAGGCATTTTTAACGCCATAGAAACCAATCGTAAGTAAATTGTCGCCATCTACTAATAAAACAGACATTAAATAAATTTATTATAAATCACTTTCCTCTGTTACAACTTCCACGTCTGTGATGTCTGTAACATTAACACCTAACATCTTACCGATGTAATCACCCTGTTCTTTTTTATAATCCTCAATTGATTTCTTCTCTTCTGAATCTTCTTTTGCTGACATAAATCCGTGGGCGGTAACTAAGATACGTCCGTCTTCATAACCTGAACCATTGATATGATTTTTCATTATGGAAATTTTTGTTCTTGTTGCTATTTTAATTTTTCTCTTATCTTTTGTGATGGAGATTTTAGTTGTACCCGCACCTTTTTGATTACCAAATAAGAATACAATACTTGAGTTTAACCAAATCGCTTCTCCACCTTTTGCTTTAATCTTAGGTTGTCCGAAAGGATTATCAGGTAATTCTACCCAAGGTTGGTTAACAATGATTAATGTGTTTGTATAAGGTTTATCTGTCCTTCTTGACCCTGAAATACGTTGGTTGATACCCATTCCAATTTTGTCAGCTAATACCGACGCGTTGTGCTGTTTACCACCTTTACCATCGTAAGTCATTTTACAAGGGACTGAACCTACAGAATCCCAAAGGATTAATAAATCGTGAGGTAAGTCTCCCTTTTCTTGAGCATCTAATAATTCATTGATGTACTCAGTAATTTGTTCGATATACTCAAAATCACTATTGAAAAGATAATCTCCGTTCTTATCAAATCCCATTAACTCCGCGTGTTCCCAACTCCATTTTTGTTCTGTAATAACGAACACAGGAACAACTCCTTTCTTTTGTGCATCTACCGCTGACTTTACAAGTGCGGTTGTTTTACCTGTATCACTGTGACCTAATAACATATTGATGTGTCCCATCGCTGGACCTGGAAGCCCTGTGGCGTCCAAGAAAGCATCTCCTAAATCGAAGAAACGGTCAGCCTTGTATTCAGCTTCTTTCGAGAATTTCTTCTTGATTGCTGAAAAATCTGTTTTTTTAATACCTGCCATTGTTTTGTGTTTAAAAATGGGGTGGATGTTTCACCACCCCGTGAAATAATTAGAATGGTAATTCTGAATCTACATCCTCATCTTCTTGTGGGTCAACCACAGGAGTTGATGGGGTTTTCGGTGTTGAAATTACTTCTTCCGATGTTGAATTGGATGCCCATTTGTTGCTGTTTGAATCCCAACGTGGAACCTCACCTTTAGCGACCATTTCTAAGTAATCCTCAGGTTTTTTAGAATAAACATCTGACCAAGTTAATTCGTTATCTACCCAAGTTTTTGCGACGTTTGCGTCTGTGTGTAACTGACCCGCGTCTTCAGGAATAACTGAATTGATGGTTGTGTATTCTTTACCTGTACCTGCCTTAGTTAAGGCTAAAGACAAGATTAAATCACGACCATTTTCAATATTGGTGATATCACCTTTGTTACGGAAAATTGGGAAGATTTTATCTAAAATACCATCACCTTTGTGATTGTGTTTAAATCTCCAAAATTTAGGTCCGTCTTGTTCGTTATCGCGATCGACAACTTTAACAATGTAGAACTTACGAGAACGATAATTACGAGCCAATTCTTTATCAGAATCAACACCCGTCATCATCAAACCCTCATAAACTTCATGTAATGGGGAACGTTTTCCCTCTTGTTTTGGGTCATATAGTTTAACCCATTTTCCATCGACTTGAACTTCGTGGAAGTAAACCTCAACAAATGGTGATGAACCATCTTTTGTTGGTAGAATACGAATACGTCTTTCTTCTCCCTTAGAACCCTTAGGTAATACTGTAGTGAAATAACGTTTCAATCTGTCCTCAGAGGACATTTTGTTTGCGGTGCCACTTGTGGCGTTTTTGCTTTTCTCGTACTGAGCGAGTACTGCATCAAATGTTGACATGTTGTTAAATTTTAATTATTTAAATTGTTATAGTAAAATATACATAAAAAAACCCAGACTTGGAAATCTGGGTTAAAGTTTTTTTAAAAAGTTTTTTCTATTGATTACTCTAATGTTAAAAGGTAACTTAATTTATTGACTTCACCTAACATTTCGTCACGAATATTTAATAAATCCGTATCTGAAGGGTCTAATTGTTCTGACATTTGAGTCAAAGCTTCCCTAACAGTGTTCACCAATCCTTTCATATCTAATTCAGAAATATTGTTTAATTGTATTGTTTTTGACTCATCATCCAATATAAATCTACCATATTTCCCCATTGCCGATTCAACAAAGGTATCAATTAAATCACCTAACGTATCGTAAAATTTACCAAACGCCTTATGTCTGGCATAACCTTTAGTTTGCCAATGGTTTATTTTCATCTGTATTTGTAAACCTAAAAAAAAGTTTACGTTAGAACTTAAATTCATCTTCCTCTTCGCTTGGGTTAAATGATGTTTTTATATTTTCAACTGGATAATTTTCAACCTCGTCTTTGGTTAAAATGTATTCGTTCTTACCACTTGCTCTCATCTCACCTTGTTTGTGTGCGAAGAATTCTTGTGGTTTCTCATTAAATGGATATGAATCCAAAGAACGCATTTCAAGTCTTTCAACTTCAGTTTTTGGTTTGTTGGCTTCAACGGTTGCACCTAATTGGTCAATCTTACTCATTACTTGGTCCATTTGAGCTAATTTTTGTTCTAAATCAGTTAGCTTTGTAAACA